ATTGTGTAGGATTTTATGTAGAAGGTTTACCCTGTATGTATTGTAAAGGAAGGAAGTCGGCTCTAAGAGAGATAGAAAATAAGCAAGACAATGTTCTCCAAGAGTTACGTGAAAAAATGAGACGGTTACACTGCGAACCTAGACGGACAGGCGAAACTCCAAATAATTATGCCAAGAGGTCGAAAGGATTTGAAGAAGGACTTAAAAAAGTAAAACAATTACTAACCCCCTCACCATAATGTCTGAAGAAATAGAAATAACAATAAACGGAACTAAATACATTATCCCTATATTTTTCAAACTTAAGAAAATCTGGGGAGTAAATGTTAAAAGACTAAGTAAGAAATTCAATGTCTGAAGAAAATAAATTTGACGGATATTGCCTAGACCACGGCACCCACAGTATCGACCCTAAAATAGGTTGCCCAAAATGTGAAAAACCAGAGGTCACTATAGAACCAGAGAAGTGGAAAGTTGACTTAGCTATTTTACTAGCTCGAAATAAGGACTGTAATCCCGTTTCTGATGGATTTTTTGCAGATGTTAAAGATTTTATCTCCTCCGTGGTCGCTTCCGAAAGAAAGAAGTGGGAAGAAGAGTGGGCGGATAAGATAAAACAAGCAATTAATGATACACAAACTATAGAAGAACTGAACTCAAGGCTCTTCCGTATTATTACAACTGTCTTAATACAAGAATAATGAAAAAACCAACAACCATAAAGGAACTAGCTATTTATGCAGCCAAGGCTCGTTGGGCTAAAACAACTAAGGAAGAAAGAACTGCCCATGCAGTGAAAATGAACAAAGCAAAGGCAGATAAAAATTATCCACAGGGGGACCTTGCAAGCAAGGAAGAGAAGGTATAGACTAATAGAGTCGAAGAAGAATTAATAAAAGTAATGTCTTCTTGCGGGTGATGGGTTGTCATTACTCCCCATCATCTGTAAGAGGAGAAACAACATGGAACCATACATCAAACACTCCCATTATTTTTGGGACAAGATAAATGAAATGGAAGAAGAAAAGGTCGAATGGGGCAAAGCAATTATTACGCTAATCATCGTAGGGGCAGCGTGGTATCTCGCTTACCTTGCACTTGGATAATATGAAATTAATAGGAAACGCCATAGTCTATGCTGTGGGGGTAACACTGGTCGCATTTACCACAGTAGGCCTAATGGGTCTAGTAGTAAAATTTGTAGACTGGTTCTACCCATTACTAGGTATAAACTTCAACTAACATGAACACCATCACAAATAGAGAAAGTATAAAGGAAGAAGTTATAAGAAGATTAAAAATCTATACCATCCCCCGAGATTGGAGTTGGTCTATTGAAGGAATTGCTGAAATGATGCTTCTAGCAGTAGAAAACAAACCAATAGAGTATCCAGATGAGACGATCACTGCAGGCAAGGTCTACAAAGATAAATACTTCGGTGATCTAGATAAAGCCCCTCAAGAAGTACAGGAGTTTGTCAAGGAAGAAGATCTAAGTAAGAGACAAGAAGAAGGTGATTATCACAAATATAACGGACCAATAGACTAATATGGAAGACCAAAACTATAGAGTACGAATATCTGTCTATAACGAAGATACAAACGAAGAGGTAGCCCACGCAGATACATTCGTGAATGCAAGTGGCTCGTTCGAAGAAGCAGAGATGGAGTTGGGTAGTTTAGAAAGGTTCTTTAAGAAAAAGATATGGCACTCTACGGAAAATGTCTCGGATGTGACGGAATAACCGAACTCACGAGGCACCACGTTGTCCCACAAGAGATGGTACCAAAGTCAAAAGTATTACTCGCTATATGCAAAACCTGCCATACAAAGATACATAGAAGATTCCGCAACACAGAGCTGCATGAAATGGGGAATAAGATAATAACCTGGTTAGTATTCGAATGCAGACGATATGAACCTCCCGTGGTTCATAGAAAGGTTAAAAAGATAATTAACACATCAAAAGCGACCCCAAAGGAAATTTATGAAAGCAATTTAAGAGCAGAAGAAATATTTAACGCAATACCATGAGTAAAACATTCAACCAAAAACTTCTTGATGTTCAAATGGAAATAGGAGCCATCAAGAAAGATAGTGAAAACCCATACTTCAAAAGTAAGTACTTTGATATTAATGCACTACTTGGGCAGGTTAAGCCTATCCTGAACAAGCATGGACTGATTCTTCTCCAAGAACTTGACCATATAGATTCGAAGCTCGCCCTAAGAACTATCATCATAGACAGTGAATCGGGAGAACAGATATATAGCGCTTGTCCTCTTCCTGAAGTAACTGATGCTCAGAAAGCCGGAAGTGCTATTACGTACTTCCGACGCTACGCCTTGCAGAGTCTCTTAGCATTAGAAGCCGAAGATGACGATGCTAACTCTGCCTCTAAACAGGCCCCTAAAGGCCCTAAAAAGCCCGTAGGCGAACGATATTACCAAGATGGGGAGGAAGTACCTTTTCCTTAATAAAATGAAAGAGTTTAAGTGTGTTTTATGTAAAAAAGCATTCTCAGACTCCCCTTCAGCGAAAAGGTTATTTTGTGGATTGGATTGCTTGAATGAACACAGGAGGAGAAATCCAAATATAGGTACTTTCAAAAAAGGTCATACAGGTTATAAAAATAACGGTAACTTTAAGAGGGGCCAGAAACCGTGGAACTGGAAAGGGATTGGAAGATGGAGACCTAAAACCACAGAGACAAAAGAATGGGTTAGAGCCATTATGGAAAGAGACAACTTTACTTGCCAGGATTGCAAAGTGAGAGGGGGAAGATTAGAAGTTCATCACATTAAACCATGGGTACTATTCCCTGAATTGAGATTAGACAAATCTAATGGGGTTACCCTTTGTAGGGATTGTCACAAGAAAACAGATAGTTATGGTGGAAAGATTAAAAGATTAATGAAAACATATGCAAATAAAAAATTTTAGTATCTTTAAGAATAAGGACAAGAAGAAAGATAATGATCCTGACTACACAATCTCAATAAATACAGGGACGAAAGAACAACCATCGTATAACACTTGCGGTGCTTGCTGGTTAAAAGACGGAAATGACGGATCGAAATATATCTCATGTAAGTTATCAGACGCTTACGGAGAGAAAAGAGGTTGGCATATTGAAGTAGACGAGCCAACAGAAGCCAAGGGTAAAAGCGACGGTATAGATTTTTAATGAGGCCAATAAGTCCTAAGACAAGAAAGATACTAGAAAACGATCCACGTATGACTAAGTGTGCTTTGAAAGGAAAAATAGATCATATCTGCTCTAGAAAGATCGACTGGCACCATAATTTGATCTATGCTGGGAGACAAAGTGACATACCTAACACCATCTTAGGAATCTGCTCGAATATCCACGCTTTAGCTGATCGAAGGGAGGTAAAAAAGATGTTAGATGAAATAATGCATGCTCAGATGACAGAAGAGGATTACAAATTACTTCCAAAATTATGTCGCAAATAACCTTAAAAGGGGAACCTAAGAGTACGCAGCATGTTTACGGCATGAACTGTCGGGGGAAATTCCCTACTCGGTATATGACTCATGAAGGGAAAGCGTTAAAAGAACGGTATCAATGGGAGTCAAAAATGCAGTGGAAAGAACCTATACTCGTTGGCCCTATATACGTGATAGTAAGATTGTATTTCGGCACTAAGCGTAAAGCCGACATAGATAATTTCAACAAGATTTTGTATGACGCTTTAACGGGGATAGTTTGGGAAGATGATAGTCAAATAATGGTCGTTGTAACAGAAAAACATTATGATAAAGAAAACCCTCGTATAACCATAGGAGCAGAAAAGTTCCTGGGATACACACAATAAAATGGAAATAAATTCACACATATTAAAAATGCTCGGCAAATCTGAACTGCCATCTGCAATACAAATCGGGCATAACTACGAAGTAATAGCTAAAGGGTCTATCACGAAAGAAGAGCTACACGATAACGAAGATGGAACAGGGGATAAAATATATACTTTTAAGCCGATTACGGTAGAATTAAAAACAGAATTAGGTGAATCACTTAAACTCAAAGACCCTCGTAGAAACTCAGAAAAGTTCAGGGCTTATTTATACAAACTCTGGCGAGATGAAGGAATACTTATGGACTTTGATACCTGTTATGAAAAGGTCACACTGAAAGCTATGGCTGATATGCCTCGCTTATTAAGAGAAGTAATCCAAGAATTATGATACTCAGAAATCTCCCAAAATATAAGTTCAATAAGATCAATGTACACATAAACTCAGAAGAGTTCCCGTATGAACCTATCCGAATAAAATCTCAGGATCAGTATCAACTCTTTTCATTCAAAGAACCCGTAGACTACGGGGAAGCATTAGAAGCAATTACTAAAGAAGGTTATGAACCGGCTAATATCTATGAATTATCCTGTTGGAAAGGATGGAATAAAACTTCGTACGTTGCAGCCCTCGGAAGTCATATTAATCTAGACGGTGTATGGCATGTTCCGTGTTTTAGTATGGATTGGGAAGTATCAGGTCATAGGGTAGAAAAGAAAGTACTCGGTTTCTGTCTCTTTGGAACAGATAAGAAGTGGAATGCAGGGTCATTATTTTTAGCAATAAAAATATGAGAGAAATAAAATTCCGGGTATGGGATAAAGAAAAAAATAACTGGTATCACCCAAGCCCGTTCACGCTTAAACAAGCAATGAGCTATACTTGGGTACACGAAAATCCATTTGCAGATTTAGTATTCATGCAATACACCGGCCTCAAAGATAAGAATGGTAAAGAGATATATGAAGGAGACATTCTGGAAACCAAAAAAGGTATCTATCACGAGGCCCATTGGGGCAGTAAATGCGGTTTTGCTGTAGCAACAAAAAACAAATGGGCTCCGACAAAAAGTAAATTCGTATATAAAAGTATGCTGTGGGGGGCAGAGAATGGTGTTGTAATTGGTAATGCTTATGAGAATCCTGGTCTATTAAACTAAATATTATGATAAAAAGATTTTTGAGTCTTTTCAAGACAAAAGATGGTTTCTGGCTTCAATCGACCCAAGATACGTGGGACATATTTCATACGAGAATAGACAGATTGTTTAACGAAAAATATTAATAATATGGTCAATATAATAACAGGGTTCATTTTAGGAGTAGTAGCAACAATTACAGTGCTGATTTTGGGGCTGTATTTCTTAAATGAAAAAGATACACAAGCCAGATTCTAGGGCTGTATATAAGGATATTTTGACAATCCACAGGCGCCTATTGCGTCCTTGCTGGCAAGGAGTATACTTAAGGAGTAGTCGTAGGAGGAAACTACAATTACAAGAAAAAGGATGAAAACTATTTGTTCAAAGTGTAAAGTAAATAATCGACAAAAGGCTAAGAAAGGTCACCTATTACCTTGGTGTAATGAATGCTATCAAAAAAATAGTAACGACTACTACCAAAGACATAAAGATAGAGTGGCTAGAAAAAATAAAAGATGGGTAATTAAAAATCTAGAAGCTTATAGAGAAATTATTAGAAAATCTGCAAACAAAAGAAGAATGCAAGTGTTGGAGCATTATTCTAAAGGTAAGTTCGAATGTGCATGTTGTGGTGATAAGCACATAGAATTTCTTGCCATTGACCACATTAACGGGGGAGGGGGAAAGCATAGAGTCTCCCTTGGAGAAGGTGGTCAGTATATAATTTCTTGGATTAGAAATAATAATTACCCAGAAGGTTTCAGAGTCCTTTGTCACAATTGCAATTCTTCACTTGGACACTACGGTTATTGTCCTCACGAATTATACGAACATGAAAAAAATTAATGTTTTATGGAATGGTAAGAAATTATGTCAGATTTATCCGCATGCTACTCGTTGGGAAGTAATAAAATACAAAATGGCACGATTCTTCCGAAAAGTAATTATTACTGCGTTCTTTATCGGGTCTATCTATGGGGCATTCAATCTTGGTAAGTACACGACTAAGAGTGAAGTAACCTATGCTAAAGATGTTGTGGAAATTAAGAATGATTCTTTCCCTGCGGTCCTCGCTCGTATCTGTAAAGCAGAATCAGGTAACCGTCAGTTCCGAGAAGATGGGCGAGTCCTCCGTGGCCGTACTACTCCATCAGATATTGGTATCTGCCAGATCAACGAGACTATCTGGAACGACAAAGCTCGTGAATTGGGTATAGACATTTACACTGAAAAAGGTAACAAAGAAATGGCTCTTTGGATCTTTAACAATTATGGATCAGATCCTTGGAATGCTTCAAAGAAAAACTGGAAATAAACTTTTCTTTTAATCCTATACATGAGATAATATAGGTATTAAAAGTTAGTGGCTTCTCTTCCCAACATTCTTGCACTAGCTGGATGTTTGGGAGAGAGGTAAGAATAAATGAAATCAAAAGTAATTAAATCAGGACATGAGGCTCGTAATGAGCTTATTAAAGGGGCTGACTTTCTCGCTGATGCGGTAAAACGCACTCTCGGTCCATGGGGGCAGAACTTTCTGCTAGAAAAAGGTAACCGAGTGACTAATGATGGGGTAACAATTGCCTCAGAGATGGAAGCTCCTAATGAAATCCAACAAAGAGGTCTCACTATCCTCAGAGAGGCAGCGACTAAAACTAATGACCGAGCTGGAGATGGAACCACGACGGCTATTACCTTGGCTCAGGCCATTCTTAAAGAGGCCTCACGTTATCTCGGGGATGAGACAAAACAAATCACAGCCAAAAAAACTCCTTCTGAGGTTATTCGACAGATTGAGAAAGAGCGCTTAGAAATTACCGGAAAGCTCGAACAAATGACAACTCCAATCGAGAGCGAAGAGTCCTTGATTAATTCGGCCACTGTATCGGTAGAAGATAGGGAACTTGGCGAAATGATTGGTAAAACTCAGTGGGAGCTTGGAAAAGATGGGTATATCTTAGCTGAAGAAACAGCAGAAAGAACCTGTTCGGTGGAAAAGATCCATGGAATCAGAATAGACAACGGCTTTGGGACTTCGGTATTGGTTAACAATCCAGAAAAACAAACTCTGGAATTGGAAGATACTAAAGTGATTATAACTGACCACACGCTGCAAAGCCTTGTTCCTCTTCAAAATGTTATCGACCAGCTCGTGAAAGCTAACTGTCGCAACATCACCATCATTGCAAGGGCCTTTACCCCTGAATGTATCCAGGTGTGTCTTGAGAACATCAACAAAGGAGGAGTAAAAATCTACCCTCTCAATGCTCCATACACCGATCAAGCTGAAATGATGAAGGACCTTGGGGCTGTATTAGGTGCCACATTCTATCACTATGAGGAACGAGCCTTGGAGGATATGCAGGTATCCGACGTTGGGTTTGCTTCAAAGATCATTGCTCGACGCTATGACGCTATCATTGCGGGAAAGGAAGATGAAAGTACCAAAGAAAGAGTGTCTAGACGAGTTGAAAACTTAAAGAAAGAGCTTGATGGAGCAGTATCAGACTTTGTAAAGAACGCCCTCGAAGCTCGTATCTCTCAATTAGAAAATGGGTTCGCTATCCTTAAAGTCGGGTCAACTTCCGAAGTAGAGCGTAAAAGGCTTAAAGATAAATGTGATGACGCGGTTAACGCTACTCGGGCAGCTTTCCAAAAAGGCACCGTGCCTGGAGCGGGGCTAGCTTTCAAAGAAATATCAGACGGATTACCAGATACATACATACTTAAACGTCCACTTCTATCAATTTATGAGCAGATCAGGTCAACCGCTCCAAGTGACTTCGAAGTCCCTGATTGGGTACGAGACCCTCTTATAGTTCTTTCTACCGCTCTTGAATCAGCATGTAGTGTGGCAGGAACCCTAGCTGGGGCAGCAGGCGCTATTGCTATGGAACGAGATAAACCAATTGATCAATTGCTTCGACCAAGAGAAGAATAAATGTTAAAATATAGATATGCCATTCAAATCTAGAGCGCAAGAAAGATGGGCCCATACTCCTGAAGGGATGAAGGCCTTAGGAGGGCCTTCTAAAGTAGCTGAATGGGAAGCGGCTACTAAAGGGAATCTACCGAAATACGTAAAAGGCTCTAGACGCGACCCGATGGAAATGTTGAAAAGAGGGATTCAAGGTAAAAAACGATGAGAAAAATCAAGGTAAACACAATTAAAAACCTCTTACAAGAAGAGTGCCGAATAAAGAAAGTCCCCCTAAGGAAGATTATGTTTCGAGCAGCTAAGAAAGCATATAACCAAATGCCGTGGACAGTAAGAGATAAAGTAGGAATCATAAGCCATGGAACAATATAATATTGAATCACCTTTTTGGAATATAGACGATAAGTTTGAGAAGGATATAGAGTTCCTTAGAAAAAAGTATGGATTCAGTCAAATATTTATTGCCTATGAGGTCCTTGCAGGAACAAAAGGAGATTGGACCACTACCTCAAATACAATAAGTCACGCAATGGTTGAAGTATTAGAAAGCGCAGTAGATGATATGAAAGGTGAAATAGAAAATGCAGAATCTAACTAAAAATGACATCAAGTTTGTTAAAGAAGTGGTAGAACACGGGAATGCTTCTGTGGCGGCTAAACAAGCACATGGGATAACGAATGATAACTACGCTAAGCTAAAAGGGCATAGAGAACTACAGAAGCCAAAAATACAAAAAGCTATACAAGAATATCTACCAGATGATCTACTATCAGAGAAACATCTAGCACTACTGAATAAGATGGATGAAAAGGGAGAAATAGATGTAACAGCAGTATCTAAAGGCCTAGAAATGGCTTATAATCTAACAGGTTCTTATGCTCCAGAGAAGAGTGTAACTGTTAGTGTACAAGAGACTATTACTAAGGAACAGAAACAGAAAATAGCTAAAAGGTTATTAGAGAATGAATGATCTACCTGAAGATACATTACTCGTCATAGACCAAGCAAGAAATAACCTTGTAGACTTTGAGATAGCTACTGATGGTAAGTATGATCCTAACTGGCACCACGAAAAAATTGCCAGGGAATTAGAATTTATAGAACAGAACGGGGATAAAGAATATAAGATATTAGTTCTGTCAGTTCCACCACGTCATGGTAAGAGTCAACAATGCTCAATAGATTTCCCTGCATGGTATCTAGGGCGCAATCCCAATAAAGAAATTATCACTGCTTCATACTCAGCTGATCTAGCTCAAGACTTTGGGGGTAAGACCCGAGAGAAGGTAGATAGCAATGAATATAAGTTAATCTTTCCTGAAGTTAAACTCAAAGAAGATGAGAAAGCCCGTGGGCGTTGGAGGACTGAACAAGGAGGAAGTTATACAGCTGTGGGCGTGGGCGGTCCTATTACAGGTAGAGGAGCAAATATCTTACTTATTGATGACCCAATCAAGAACCGGGAAGAAGCTGAATCCGAGATTATTCGTAACAAAATCTGGGATTGGTTTACATCTACGGCTTTTACTCGACTAGAACCAAATGGAGTCGCTATCATCATTATGACTCGTTGGCATTTAGATGATTTAGCAGGGCGCATCCTCATTCATCCAAGTCTTGGTAAACGTACTAAAGTAATTAAATTCCAAGCTATTGCCGAGAGAGAGGAAATAAAACGTCATGTGGGAAGTCCATTGTGGCCGGAACGATACGGGACAGAAGCTCTCACTGAGATTAAAGAAGCAATTGGACCGTATGACTGGAATGCTTTGTATCAAGGTAATCCAGTACCTACAGGCTCTCAAGAACTTAAACTAGAATGGATCCGTAAGATTTCAGAAGTTGAGTTAGACCAAAAGAATACAAGAAACTTCTTGACGATTGATACTGCAATGAGTAAGAAGACGGAAGCTGACTTTACAGGCTTCTGTGATAACAGTGTAGACAGAGAAAACTTTTGGCACCTTAAAGCATGGAGAATGAAACTAAGCCCGGAAGAACTGGTAGACAATCTTTTTAGCCTGTATGGGAAAAGAAAGTATGAGAAGATTGGGATAGAAAAGACTGCATACCTCGAAGGCCTACGCCCGTATATTGAGATGGAACAAAGGAAGCGTAATACGTTCCTCCCTATCGTTGAATTGAAACACAATCAAACAGCCAAGGAAGTGCGTATCAGAGGACTTATTCCAGTATATGCATCGAAGACTATTTTTCATGTGGAAGGCAGGTGTAAAGCCTTAGAGGAGGAGATGATGTCCTTTCCCGTAGGAGTACATGATGATGTGCTTGATGCAACTGCGTATCAATTGCAAATTATTGAGACTGAAACAAAAGGGCATGTAGTTTCTAAGATGATTGACTACTCTATTTGACATTTATTTGATATAATACAGGTAATTATTATTTTAATCTAAACAAAAGTGGTTGGACAGGTAGTGACAGACAAAGATGGAAATCCAATAGACACTAATGGGACCAAACTCTCTCCTTCGGATTACCAACCTAGCGATGAAGTTAAGAAGCTTTGGGCTAAGGTTCAAGCAGATTACCAAATAGCATATACTCTCCAACATCGTAACTTTGATGAGTTCGATGGGTTTTCTTTGCTTGACCGCTCTCGGTTAGACCAAGAAGTCTTCGGGGCATTCGTTGGGGTAGAATACATGCCAGTTCATAAGCGTTGGCGCTGGCGTGGGCGTAAGAATACTTCTCGTAATAAGATCATCTCCATCCTAGCCCACATGTTAGCCGGGATGCTGTTCCCATTTGTAGAAGCAAAGAACGAAGAAAACGAAGAAGATAAGATGACGGCTCGTGTAATGAAGATCCTAGTAGAAGATCATCTGAGAAAGGCAAACTACGAAACACAGTTCTTGTATATGTGCCTCACTGCCCTAGTGAATCCAGCGGTGTTTGTAGAAGTTGAATACGTCGAAGCCTTACAGAGAATTAAGCAAAGAATGAAGGATGGATCGATTAAGGTAGAAGAAGTAGTAGATAAACTACTCTCAGGGATTAACCTAAACATTGTTCCAATTGATCAAATTCTCCTAGCTGATTTCTATACAGGGAACATTCAGCGCCAGCCGTATGTCATTAGAGTACGTCGTATCTCTTGGGATGAAGCTCGGAAGATCTATGGCCAGAATGAAAACTTCAAGTACGTAAAGGCTGGTATGACTCGTGTCGTTATGACGGGGTATGAAAATCAAACCCTTTACGATATTACCTGGACTGAAGCAGACCGCGATTATGTCCAAGTGATTACTGTTTTCTATCGAGATGAGGACCTTCAAGTAACCTTTGTTGGTGGGGTATTTATGGGCAATGAGGCTGATATCTACAATTCTAACCCATTTAAGCACCGAAGACTCTGTTATTCAGATAAACTAGAAGAATGGGTCTCAGTTCCGATCTATCCGTTTGCTAAAACGGGCTATGAACCTGTCGATCCAACCGGACGCTTTGCCTACTACAAATCAGCCGCGTTTAAGGAGTTTTGGGATGATATGGCCTTGAACACCATGCACCGTTTGATGCTCGATTCTACTTATCTAGAAGTAATCAAACCACTCTTTATTTCGGGTATTAATAATGTGGATAGTATTGTAATTGCCCCTGGAGCGGTCTCGGGCATGGCTGCAGATGCTAAAA